ATCAGGAAATTGGTGGGAACAAAATGGACACAGAGCACTTGCTAACAACTCAGCAGCTTACACTTGTAAACCAGATATTGGTCAGTTTCTCGCAGAATGGACAAGCCTATACAACAGTCATTCTGGAGAGCGAGGCATCTTCTCACGAGAGGCAAGTAAGAGTCAAGCTGCAAAGAACAAAAGACGTGATGAGAATTATGACTTCGGAACTAATCCCTGTAGCGAAATCATATTACGGCCCTATCAGTTCTGTAACCTGACTGAAGTAGTAGTACGCGCTGAGGATACTGTAGCTGACATAGCCAAGAAGGTTAGAGTTGCTACAATCTTAGGCACGTTCCAAAGTACTCTGACGCACTTCCCTTACCTGCGTAAGGTGTGGCAAAAGAACACTGAGGATGAGCGTTTACTTGGTGTGTCATTAACTGGTATCTTAGATAATCCTTGGATGGGGAGGGTATGTGAAAGCACTACGCAGTCTCTTGAATACTTACGGGAGGTCTCAGTTAATACCAACAATGAGTTTGCAACTCGCTTGGGAATCCCTGTGTCTGCTGCGATTACTTGTGTCAAACCTAGCGGCACTGTTTCTCAACTTGTTAATTCTGCCTCTGGTATTCATACTCGACATAGTAACTATTATATTCGCCGTGTTCGTGGTGACAAGAAAGATCCGCTGACCAAGTTCCTCACAGACTCTGGTATTCCTACAGAGGATTGTGTCATGAGACCTGATAGCACTGCTGTGTTTTCTTTCCCAGTGAAAGCACCAGAGTCTTCTCGTACTCGTGATGACCTGACAGCTATGCAGCACCTAGACCTGTGGCTGATGTACCAGCGTCACTGGTGTGAGCACAAGCCCTCAGTGACTATCTCTGTCAAGGAAGATGAGTGGATGGATGTTGGTGCTTGGGTGTGGAGGAACTTCGATGAGCTTAGTGGTATCTCATTCCTGCCTTGGGATGGAGGCTCTTATCGACAAGCTCCTTACGAGGAGTGTACTAAAGAGCAGTATGAAGATCTTCTATCTAAGATGCCTACAGATATTGTGTGGGATAACCTTAAGGAAGAAGATGACAATGTCGAAGGCGCACAGACATTAGCGTGTGTCGCAGGTCACTGTGAGATTTGATATGAATATAGATCTATGTATTATATCTGGATTGATGTTTGGTTTTGAGTATGTCGAAGTTGTAGATGATGAAGAACGATATATTGTAGTAGACTTTGCGTTCCTACGGATTCTTATCAACTTTTAAATAGAGTGTGCTTTCATCCTTCCTGCGCTTAACAAGGCCGGGAAGGACTTTTCCTCCAGCTTTCGTCCACTGCATGAAAGCTTCTGCAGCCCCTTCAAAGTCACCCCTGTTATGCTTCTGTCTTATTGTGCTACGCTGGAGATTACCCAGTCCCACATTAAAGCTAAAGCTGACGAGTGCATCAAACCTAGACTGATTAAGATTAGTAGGACATAGTCGTAATACGCCTCTCTCAAATGTGAGGAGGTCCTTGGCAAGTATGTCATCAACCTCTGCCATAGACAGAGTTCTATCCCACCCACTGGGTATTGCGAGGTTTTTACGCTCCTCAAAAGGAACCCTGATATGATTGGGGTCTATGACATGACCAACCCCCGTGGTCCACAATAGAGCTGGACACCTGTAGCTGCGTGTCCTTACCCCTTCGTGGTGCTTTATCATCTCGATGCATTCTTTGGATACTTTCATTTCTTATTGAATGTCTGTGACCCAAACCAGAATGCTATGATAGACGAGAAGATGATGGCTGAGTCCTCATCCCAGAGCAGGTTCAGTGCTTGATCAAATGGGACATTCTGCTTCCAAGCGTAGAAGAATCCAAACACATTGACCATCACCAGCATAAAGAACATACCATAGGTAATGACTGGTCTGACGCTAGCTCTAAGGTTTATGACCCACCTGCTGGCTCCCTGCCCTATGGCAATATCGTGGGCATAGAGGGCTTCTCTCTCCTGAACTGCAGTCTGCATTGCAATTTGGTCAGTCCTAATCTCCTCCACCCTAGCCTGAGCTAGGAACCCCTTCTCTGCCATCTCCAATTCCCTAGCCATCTGCAATTTGGCTAGCTCTAATTCGTGTTTTTTATCAGACTTATCTTGGAAAAAGTCTAGGAACTTAGGCAGACCACCTGCCAAGAAGGAGACAAGGGTAGAAAATAGGGTAATCATAGACGGTCCTTAAGGTTTGTATCCAAGCACATAGAAAAAGCTAACCAGTATAAAGGCTGTCAGGAAGCAGTACCACTTGAGCATGGCTAGCTTGTGAAGGTCTCTGCCATACTCGTCAGTCAGGTCCTTGTTATCTCTCAGGATTCTGTCTTTAATTACTAAGACCTCCTCCCAAGCAGCTTCACCGTGCTTAGCTATGATGTCCTTCTTGAGTTCGTCTTCTATCTTCTTAATCTCGTATACTCCACGCCACTCTTCTACTGCTGAGAAGACAGAGGTATCTGATGGTCTTTGTTTTTGTTTACGCCTGAAGGACGCTCTAGCTTGGAGGTCAGCCTTACCTAAGTCTTGGATATCCTTAGTGACCGATTCTAGTTCTTTGCCTACTGCTAACGCTTCTTTAATACCAGCGACAGCAGCCTTAGCTACTTGAGTGACTGGTTCGCTCATGATTTATTCTTCTATGCCTTTACGCTGGAACTGCTTTCTCCTATACTCTGCATAGAAATCAGGATCAGTGTTGAGCTTCTCTGCTAGTATTTGATTAGTAGCTGTGGTTCTAGCTTTCGAGGCTACTCTTTCTAATAATATCTTTTTAACAGAGTTGTTAGAGTTCTGATATAATGGTGTACTAATCAAGTTATTAAGCAAAGCTGTGATACGCTCTCCAGATAATGCAGCATACTTCTCATAGTCTGATGCACTTAACTCTACACCTCTGATAGATTTCTCTACTGGCTTATACGTAAATCCAGTGCTTTGTATCTCTGCCTGCAAAGGTGTCTGCTCAGCTGTCCTAGAGGCAATACCTAAGACACCAGACAATCCATATGATAGATTAGGCTTAGGCTCTCCTAACAAGTCTCTCTTTATAGGTAGGTTCTCACGCAGCCCCGGCACACGAGCAGCTACTGCATCTCCAAAGTCTCTAACTTCTCTCTGGTATGGGTCTGGTACACGAGCAAACTGAGCTGCTGCTGCAGGAACAACTAAGCCAGCAAAGCTGTTGACAAAGGAACCACCATATCTTACTGGGTCATGAGCAGCTTGCAACACACCAGTGATACCTTCTAAGAAGGTCTTAGACGTAAGGTTCTTGGTAATAGCTAGTGTACCATCTACTGCTAACTCTTGAATCTTTCTGTCTGCCTTTGGCTTTAAGTAGTAGTCTCTTAAGGATTCTACAGAGTCAGCAAACACACCCATGACAGTAGCCAGAGGCTCTACCCTAGCATAAGAGTACCAAGTATCTCCAAGCTTTACAGAGTACTCAGGTATTCCTGCTGCTATCATTGCCTCTCGTCTGCCTTGGTCCTTTGGATAAGAGCCGGTCATGTTTCCATTTATAACCTGATAAGCAGTCAACGATGCAATGCCTGCGCCTAGCATGGTACGTGCTAAAGCTTCGTCTTTCCTTCCTTTAAACTGCTTCATGAAGAGACTGACTGGCGTATAGGACAGAGAATCCTTTAGGATATTGATTGGTGTTTTAATGAACGGAGCAATAAAGACTAGCTCTGGATGGTCAGCTCTGAGCTTGAGCATGGTGTTGCCCAGCTTACCTAGATCTGCCTGAAAGGTCTGCTGCTTAGCAAAGCTTGTAATCTCATCAGCAAGGTAAGGATTAATTTTACTTAGTTCTTCTTGCCACTTAAGACTACCTATATCTGTTTGTTTTAGTTTCTGGTATAGCTCTTCTCTAGTAAGACCATTGAGTTTATTCTCTGGAATAGTCTTAGAGATACGCTCTGCTACTGAGTTAAAATGCATCCTACGAAAGATGCTCTTAGAGAACTCGTCAATAGCTACAGAGGCACGAGTAGGATAACGAACATACTTACCAAACTCTTTCTCAAACTCTGAGGAGTTAGCACTACCACCAATAGCAGTCTTAATCTGGTCAATGTTTGCTTTGGTATCTAGCGGCGCACCAGCTGCCCAGCCTGCCTTAGCAAACTGAATGCCCTCTGCAGCTCCTTCAAAGAATCCTTTCAGCATGGCTGTTGACTCTTGTAAGCGTACAGAGTTTCCGGGCATAAGACCTAATAGAAATCTTTCACCAATAGCCAGAGGTGCTTTGACTAAAGCAGACATAGCGTTAACGGCAATAGTGCCTAAGCCAGAGATATAGGAGTTGATTACAAACTCAGCTACCTTGTCTCTAAAGCGTGGTTCTTTAAGAGTGCTATTAACAAAGTTAGTCTGTGCCTTAACCTTCTCTCCCGGCAACATATTCATGCGCTCTAAATCATCTAAGCCTTGATAGAAAGCATCAATGGCTGCTTTGCATTTATCATCTACTTTCAACAGGATCTCCCGCCCAAGAATGGAGCAATGTTTCCGTTTTCTTTAATCACCTTTTGCAATGCTTTCTGAAAGTTCAAAGCTCTGCCTAAGTTGCTAGCGTTACCTTCTACTGCTGCAAGTAACCCAGAGGCTTTAGTCATCATCGCTTGAAGCACTGCATATCCTTCGTCACTACCACGCTCTTTCGCAACACGAGCTAACTCACGAGCATTACGCAAGTCTTCAATAGCTGAGCGAGTAGCCTTGATAACCTGAACCATTACCTCTGGAGGCAAGATTTCTTGAATCTTTTTATTTATTACAGCCTCAACAGCAATATCTTCAGGAACTAATTTTTCTTCAAATGTTTCAGACCATGTCTTACCAGTCTGCTTCTCATACTTAAACCTACCAGCTAAAGCTCCTTGAATCTGCGATAGAATATCGGCATCAGCTGCAGCCTTGGAAGCAAGAATATTAATATTACTATTCCGATAAGGATTAGATGGGTCAATCATCCTAGCAAACTGAGTAGGAGTAATAGAAGCAATACGAGTACCGGAAGTCTCAAAGAAGTCTCGATAGTCACCAGTCTTATTAGCTACTTGTTCTACTTCTGACATAGCCTTTTGAGCTGATACTTGATTACCACCTTCTATTAGAGCTTTATTTATTGGCGTATCTACAGCTTCTTCTTTGCTTACAAACTTAGCTGTGCTAGGAGGAACTTGGAAGATTGGTTTCTCAAGTTTATTAAAGTCAGACAGGAAACGCTGCTCTGCTGGTGTAATCAGAGAACCTTCGTTGATACGAGACTGTATCTCAAATGCACGAACAGCAT